TAGTAGAACAGATTCTTCCAAGTTTTCAACCATCATTTAATCTGACAGTAGATTTGGTAGATTCTATCGGAGAAAAAAGAGACATTCCCGTGGTTTTGGATAGCGTATCTTTTACCGATGACTATGAAGGAGACTATTCGACTAGAAGAACTTTAATATATACTTTAAATTTTACTGCCAAAACTTATCTGTTCGGACCAATTTCTGATAGTACAGATGGTCTTATTCGTAAGGTTCAAGTTGATATGTATACGAGTACCGATACTGCAACTGCCAAGAGGGAAATGAGGTATACCTTAGTTCCAGACCCAATTGATGCAGGACCGGATGATGATTTTGGATTTAATGAAACTTGGGAGACATATGGTGATGCTAGAACTTATAGTCCAACTCAACAAAGTGACATTTGATTCATTATGAAAAATAATTATGACGATTTGGATAAAGCATTGAATATTGAAAGTAGTATTGTTGAAGTGGAAAAATCTATTACACAAATTGATATTATTCCGACACAAACGGATGATATAAAAAAAGATTATGAATATACACGAGCAAATTTATATTCATTAATTGAAAAAGGTCAAGAAGCAATTAATGGAATTATGGAACTTGCCGGTGATGGTGGAAGTCCAAGAGCATATGAAGTAGCGGGGCAACTTATTAAGAGTGTTGCAGATACGACTGATAAACTTATAGATTTGCAGAAAAAACTCAAAGATGTTCAAGAAGATAATACTAAAGTTTCAAATAATGTGACAAATAATGCCGTATTTGTTGGGTCTACTTCCGAATTGTCAAAATTACTGAAGCAAGGTTTTCTAAATAATAAAGACTAATGAGTTGTAATAAATGAACGAGCAATTAAAACCATATAAGACTGTGGAAGAGATTGCTAAAAAGCATCGTCTTGAAGTTTCCTTTATTCAAAAACAACTTGATATGGGTGCTCCAATTGAACACGAGCATACAAAAAATCAAAAATTGGCAACTGAAATTGCTCTTCAACATCTGGACGAAATTCCGGATTATTATACTCGTTTGAAGAAAATGGAGGCAGAGGCTAAAAAGCATCATAAGAAATTTAAAGATGTTAAAGAGGGAAATCTTCATAAATGGTTCAATAAGTCCAGTTCAAAAGATGGAAAATCTGGGTGGGTAAATGTTGTGACTGGAGGAACTTGTGCAAGTGATGAACCGGGAGAAGGAACTCCAAAATGCGTTTCTTCCGCAAAAAGAGCAAGTATGACTCCTGCGGAAAGACGCTCTGCATCGAGAAGAAAAAAAGCAGCAGATCCGAAACAACAATCAAAATCTGGAGCATCAAAACCAACTTATGTTTCTACCGATAAACCAGAAAAGAAAATGAACGAAGAAAAAGACATTAAAGGAAAGGGTAGTGGTAAAAAAGATGCTTGCTATAATAAAGTAAAATCTAAATATGATGTCTGGCCAAGTGCATATGCATCAGGAGCATTGGTGAAGTGTCGTAAAGTTGGTGCTTCTAATTGGGGCAATAAAACTGTAAAGGAGGATATGGAAGGAATGTCTACTATTATGAGATATTGCCCCAAATGTGAAAAAGATGAAACTAGAGATGTATGTAAATATGGTCCCAAGTACTGGGATATGTTTTCACTACCTTCTAGATTATCACCAAATCAGATGAAGTTTAGTATTGCTCAGGTTCATCCCGCTAATGAGTCTAAAGAACCAGACCACGAATATTCAATGGCTAGGTCTGAACTCTCTACAATTATTTCTGCTGCCAAAAGACTTCGTGGAAAACTAAAAGGTGAGGGAAATATTGAAGCGTGGGTTCAATCAAAAATTACCAAGGCAGCAGATTATATTGATGCTGCTGCAGATTACTTGGAAAGTGGAGAACACAATGTAGAAGAGGCGTGTTGGGTTGGGTATAAAAAAGTTGGTATGAAGAAGAAAGGTAAGAAAATAGTTCCAAATTGTGTTGCGGAATCAGTTTCAATTGAAGATGCAAATGGAAATCCTTATGTTGAATTTATTGATATTATCAAACCAGAACCATTAAAATCTTCAATAAAGGAACAAAAAACTTTTTCAACTTTTATTTCTGAAGCAAAAAAATCAGAGATGAAGTGCAACTCCCCAAAGTCCGATCCCGTGGGTGATTCACTCACGGGCAAATCTCACGTCGTAAAGGCTTGTGAGGGTGGAAAAGAAAAACTCCTTCGTTTTGGACAAAGAGGTGTGAAAGGTTCTCCAAAGAAAGAGGGAGAATCAAAAGAATATGCAAGTCGTCGTAAGAGATTTCAAACCAGACACGCAAAGAATATTGCAAAAGGTAAAATGTCCGCTGCTTATTGGGCAAATAAAGTCAAATGGTGAAACCAATGAAATCTTTTCAACAGTTTATTTCAGAAAGCGTCAATATTGCTGGAGATTTCAACGGAAATCTCTATATGAATGCATCGCAACCAGAAACTACTAACGAGTCTTTTCTTGCTGATGTAGTTTGGCAGGGAAGATTATATCGCTTGGAAGTTGAGGGTAAATTGATGAATAAAAATGAACTTGCGGAGCAATTGCAGGGTGAATATCCAGGTGCAATTGTTCATAACATTTACCCCCAAACAACAAATTCTCTAAAAATTAAGAACTCACAAAGATATCAACCAGAAAGACTAACTTGGACTGATTAATTATGGCACAGTTTAATAAGAATACACAGGACTTTCTGAATCAGGAAAGAACTCTTTTTGAAGTCCCAATGATTGCCAATAAGAATGGCGAAGTAGTTACTATTGACAATCCATTTCCAGTATCTCTTGGAAGTTCCAATATTACTATTAATGGTAGTATTACAATTCCAGGAATAGTAACAGTTACAAGCACTCCAGATAATCCAATTCATAATCACATAGTTGAAGTTGGGACAGGTGGAACATTAACAACTCCATATCTTCCAGTCGGTATTTCTACATTACTGAATACTGTAGGTATTGGAACCACTGGGCAAGTATCAATCAACCTCAACAATTCACCAGTCAGCACCACAAATCCATTTCCAGTTACAGGAACTGTTGATATTGAATTACCGCCAATAGCAACTGATGCATTTGGTAGACAAAGAGTATCTACACCACTTACACTTTTTGATAGTTCTCACAGATACAGAGACAATAATCTTTGGAGTGGTTTAGTTGTTGGTACTGGTTCAACAGTTGGATTTGTAACTGCACAAGGTTTAGTAAATTTAACTGTTGGTGTTGGAAGCACCGCATCAATCATCAGAGAAACGACAAAAGTATTCTCATATCAACCAGGAAAGTCATTAGAAATTTTAACTACTTTTGTAATGAACCCAGCAAAAGCAAATCTTCGCCAAAGAGTAGGATACTTTGGTGCAGATAATGGAATGTATCTGGAACTTGATGGAAGTAGTTTATATTTTGTAGAAAGAACTTATGTTCCGGGAATTACAACAGAAACAAGAGTAGCACAAGCAGATTGGAATATTGATACGATGCTTGGTGCAGGGCACCGCAATCCATCAGAGGTCACATTAGATATTAGTAAGGCACAAATTCTTTGGATGGATATTGAATGGTTGGGACTTGGAACAGTTAGATTGGGTTTTGTAGTTGATGGTAAGTTTATTCATTGTCATTCATTTCATCACGCAAATAGAATTAACACAACTTACATCACAACAGCATCACTACCTTTAAGATATGAAATTGCTAATACGGGAATTACAACCAGTGCAAGCACACTCAAACAAGTTTGCTCTACTGTAATTTCAGAAGGTGGATATGAACTTCGTGGATTGCAGCAAGCAATAGGAACACCAGTTCAAACACCAGTTGATTTAACAACAGCAGGAACTTATTATACAGTTTCATCAATTCGTCTTAAAACAACGCCAAATAGATTAGATGCAATTGTAATTCTAACTGCACTTTCTATTTTAGGTATTACAAACAATGCAACCTATAACTGGCAAGTAAGAGCAAGTGGAACGTCTAATGGTGGAACTTGGACTGATGCTGGTCTAGATAGTGCTGTTGAATATAAGATTGGTGGAGGAACTTATACTGGCGGAAGAATACTAGCATCTGGATATACGTATGGTTCCAATCAAGGTTCATCATCAGTAGATATTCTTAAAGAGGCATTATTTAAGTTTCAGTTGGAAAGGGATGCATTAACAGGAACACCTTATGAACTTTCTATTGTATGTGCTTCTAATGCTAATGGTGCAGATATTCACGCTTCTATGGACTGGGAAGAAATTAGTAGGTAACTTATTATGTCAATAGAAGATATTCAATTAAAACAGGGGGACGCATACCTCTCCAACCCAAATCTCAAAAGAGCAAATACCTCAATTCAATTTACCGAAGAGCAAATTATTGAGTTTTTGAGATGTAAAGAGGACCCAGTTTATTTTGCCAAGAAATACATCAAGATTGTTAATGTTGATGATGGTCTTGTTCAGTTTAAAATGTGGCCCTTTCAAGAAAGATTAGTCACAAACTTCCATAAGAACAGATTTAATATCTGTAAAATGCCTAGACAGGTTGGGAAGACAACAACCGTAGTATCTTACTTATTGCATTATATTGTTTTTAATGATAATGTAAATGTTGGCATTCTTGCAAACAAAGCATCAACCTCAAGAGAGATTTTAAGTAGACTTCAATTATCTTATGAAAATCTTCCAAAATGGATGCAACAGGGTATTGTATCTTGGAATAAAGGATCATTAGAACTTGAAAATGGTTCAAAGATTATTGCGGCATCAACGTCTGCTTCTGCTGTCCGAGGAATGGCATTTAATATTATTTTCTTGGACGAATTTGCATTCGTTCCAAATCATATTGCGGATGATTTCTTTGCATCTGTCTATCCTACTATTTCATCCGGTAAATCCACTAAGGTTATTATAGTAAGTACCCCAAAAGGTATGAACCACTTTTATAGAATGTGGCACGATGCGGAAAGAAATAAAAGTCAATTTGTTACTACTGAGGTTCACTGGTCAGAAGTACCCGGAAGAGATGAGGAATGGAAAGCTCAGACAATTGCAAACACAAGCGAAGAACAGTTTAGGGCAGAGCACCTTTGCGAATTTTTAGGATCCATAGGAACTTTAATCAATCCGAGTAAACTTAAAACATTGGTATATGATGATCCAATAACCAGAAGTAAAGGTCTTGATGTTTATGAAGAACCAATAGAAGAACATAATTATTTGATTACTGTTGATGTTGCCCGTGGAATAGGAAATGACTATTCGGCATTTGTAGTTTTTGACATCACAAACTTCCCATATAAGGTGGTTGCAAAATATAAAAATAACGAAATTAAACCAATGCTATTTCCAAGCATCATTAATGAGGTGGCAAGAGGATATGATAATGCTTGGTTACTTATAGAAGTTAATGATATTGGAGACCAAGTTGCAAACATTCTTCATTTTGATTTGGAGTATGATAATATTTTGATGTGTGCGATGCGAGGTAGAGCAGGGCAATTGGTTGGTTCTGGATTTAGTGGTAAAAAGTCTCAACTTGGAGTTAGAACAACTGCGGCAGTTAAAAAATTAGGTTGCTCTAATTTAAAATTACTTATTGAGGATGATAAGTTATTGGTTAATGATTATGATATTATTGCGGAAATGACAACTTTTATTCAGAAGCATAATTCCTTTATAGCAGAAGAAGGGTGTAATGATGATTTAGTAATGTGCTTAGTTATTTTTGCCTGGCTAGTTGCTCAAGATTATTTCAAGGAAATGACGGATAATGATATTCGTAAGAGAATTTATGAGGAACAGAAAAATCAAATTGAACAGGATATGTCTCCATTCGGATTTATTTCTGATGGATTAGAAGATATGGAAGTATTTGTGGAGCAAGAAACTGGGGATAGGTGGATGTTTGCTGCTCCAGAAAATCAAATACAAACTGAAGAGGTTTGGAGTGTTGATGAATATGGAGACCGTTCTTATATGTGGGATTATAGATAAGTCTTTGAAGAGAAGGAAATTATAAATACTTTTAGAATAATTCGGGATAACGGAGAATAAAGATGCCGCTAAATTTAGCATCTCCTGGAATTGTAGTAAGGGAAGTTGACTTAACCTCTGGTAGAGTTCAACCAGCTTCTAATAAGGTAGGAGCAATTGTTGCACCATTCGCAAAAGGACCTGTAGATTCGCCAACCTTAGTAGAGAACGAGAATGATCTGCTGAATAATTTTGGCGAACCTTATTCCACTGATAAGCACTATGAAAGTTGGATGGTTGCTTCATCCTATCTTTCGTATGGTGGTTCATTACAGGTAGTCAGAGCAGACGACGCCGATCTAAAAAATGCCCGTGTTGCATCTGTAGGAGTTGCAACCGTTAAAATTAAGAGTTTAGATCATTATGAAGAATTGGGGTATGATGAAAATACCATTCCAAATGTTATTGTAGCAGCAAGAAATCCTGGTTCTTGGGCAAACGGAATCAAAGTAGCAATTATTGACTCCAAGGCAGACCAAATCTTATCCGGAATTTCTACTAGTGCTGCACTTCCTGATATTCAAGTAGGATATGGAATAACACAGTCTCTTTCAGGTAAAGTAGATTCCACTTCGGGAATTGGAGTATCCTTAAGTGGTTCATACTTAAAGGGAATTATAACCGGAATTTCAACTACAACCGGTTCTAGAGATGTTTATGTTAAGATTTTAAGTCGTGTATCTGCAGCAGGAACTGAAACTGTTGTTGATTATCAGCA